CGGGCTAGCATTCCGGTCTCGTTTCATCCAATCGCCAAGAACATGCTCGATGGCTTTGATGGGCAGGCCGACGGCAGTAATGCGTTCACGGTATCTCGGTATCTCGTGCCGCTGCTGTGTGACTTTAGCGGCTGGGCGATCTTTGCCGACGGCGACATGGTGTGTGATACCGATATTGCGCAGCTCTGGGCGCAACGGCCGCTACATAACGCGGTGGCGCTGGTCAAGCATGACTACAAGACCAAGTCAGCGCGCAAGTACGTCGGTACCGCAATGGAGGCCCCGAATGTGGATTACCCGCGCAAGAACTGGTCGAGTCTGCTGATCTGGAATTGCGCTCATTACGCCAACCGCGTACTCACGAAAGAGTACGTGCAGAAGGTGCCCTCGGCTTTCCTACATCGCTTTCAGTGGCTTGAGGATACCGCCATAGGAACGGTGTTCGCCGGCTGGAATTATCTGATCGGAGAGGATGCACCGAGTTCTGCGGCGATCTATCACTACACGCTGGGAGTGCCAGGAATTAAGCACTATGCCGATGACCATGCTTCCTGGCACTGGCACAAGGAGCTGCTGACGGCGTTGGAATGTGCGGGCGAAGATCCCCGGAAAATAGTCCAGCGGGCACAGGAGCGCGTCGGTGCAATTCGCTAATTATGTGGACTTTCGCAATAAGGTCCAGGTGTTGCTCGACGGCGATGACATCAGCACATCGGATCTTTCCACCGACGTGCTGGATCTGGTGATCGGTGCGGGAGAGGTCAGGATCTATCGGGATCTGCGCTCAAGCGTACAGGATACAGCCCTTTCGCTGACCGTTACCGCGGGCGCTGCTGCTGTTCCGGATGACTTCCTTGAACTTCGTGGGGCGCCCTATGTGTTCGGATGCGGCGTTGCCAGTTATGCGCCGTGGGAAGCGCTCACGGATCTGACGCAGCGCGCCGCTAGGAATGCTGCTGGCCCGCTACGCTACAGCTTCCAGGGCGACTCGATGATCTTTTACCCCACTGTACCCGATGCGACGGTCGTGACAGGGCAGTATTATAAGCGCTTTGCAGATATCTCTACCGGCCTCAATGCGCTGTTCAATCGGCACCCGGATCTATTCATCTATGCCGCGCTATCCTCAAGCGCGCCCTTCCTGGGGGAGATGACGCGGCTTCCGATCTGGGAACAGACGTATTCGGGTTTGGTCGAATCGGCGAATGAGCAGGAACGCAGACGGGTCACACGCGGTTCGAAACTTGCGACGCGCCTTGGATGAAAACGAGATTTCTCGGACAAGCTTACCAGTCTCGCTCGCCGATTCTGGCGAGCCAGACCGCGATCAATATCTACCCAGAATCGAGCGAGGATAATTCCGATCAGGTCGGCGCCTTCTATGGCACTCCCGGCCTACAGGCATTCTTTACCGGCACCGGATCGGTGCGCGGGATGCGCATAGCAGGAGGTGCGCTCTATGCCGTTATCGGCAACGCGCTGTATCGCGTTAGCGGGGCCAACAGCGGCGCCAATCTTGGCGCTATCCCAGGGACGTTACCGGTCTCCATGACCGACAACGGTAGCCAGATTGCCGTAGCGCATGAGTTCGGATGGGAGTGGGTTTCATTTACGGGCACCGCGGTTGCACCAGTCACCGCAGCGCCGATGGGTTCCATTGTGACCACGCAAGATAACTATGTCCTTTTCACCGATGGCGGCGGACAGTTCGGCATAACCGCTCTGGGTGACTTGAGCAGTATTGATGCGCTGGATGTGGCTACCGCCGAGGGCTTGCCCGATAACCTTGTCGGGATCATCTCTGATCATCGCGAGGTGTGGCTTCCTGGGGTTGGTACCATTGAGATCTGGACCGATACGGGAGCCGCATTCTTTCCGTTCGAACGCGCGCCCGGTGGTTTCATCGAGCAGGGCTGCGCTGCGGGCTTGAGTCTGGCGAAGCTCGATAACTCCGTGTTCTGGCTCGGCGCTGACAGTAACGGGCAGGGCATCGTCTACCGGGCGAATGCCTATATCCCGGAACGCATCTCCACGCACGCCATTGAACACGCGATCAACACTTATTCGGACATCTCGGATGCCATCGGCTTTGCGTATCAGGAGGAGGGACACCTTTTCTACTGGCTCACGTTTCCCAGTGCCAACAATGGCGTTGGGGCGAGCTGGGTGTTTGATGTGGCGACTAAAGCCTGGCATCAGCGGGCGTGGCTCGAACCTTCGACTGGACTGCTACACCGGCACCGCGCGAACTGTTATGCCTTTTTCCAAGGCAAGCACCTAGTCGGTGATTTCGGGAACGGCATCATTTATGAGATGAGTTTGGATATCGGCACCGACAACGGCTCGCCAATCTATCGCGAGCGAGCTTGGGATATTGCCGACGACGAAAGCAAGAAAGGCCGTGGAGATATGCTCGAACTCGTTGCCGTCACAGGCGACGGGGATACACGAGATGTATCAAGCACTTCTGCCGGCACTCCGAGTGGCTTTTGGGCCGACGGGTTTTGGAATCCAGGTTTCTGGGAGACAGGCTTCTGGGATGGCTTTATCGGCACGACCACGGCGGTTACTGAAATTCCAATCGCTCCCATCGTGTGGCTGCAGATATCTCGCGACGGCGGCAGAAAGTGGGGTTATAGACGCCAGATCAGCTTGGGCGCTTTGGGGCAGACATTGGCTCGCGCTCGCTGGCGCCGCTTAGGGACTTGGCGCGACGGCGTGTTTCGTGTGGGGACCACGATGAAAAGCCGCGTACAGTGGATCGGGGCAAACCTCAAGGGCGAGGGCTACGATTCATGAGCGGGACCACAATAGTTCCGCGCTATGGGATTGACCCGATCGATCCAAGGACGGGCAAGTTCTCGCGCGTATGGTATGAATTCTTTGCAACGCTTGGGCTGAGCGTGCCGTCAATCACGACGATTCAAGACCTGCAGACGGCGAATGCGCTTGATGGCGCGACGGATGACGCGCTGGGCCTGCAGGATCGCATCAACGCCGCCGCACTGAATACGGCCGCGCTATTCGCCGATAAGGATCTGCCGCAACGACCCGATTACAGTTTGCTGGCCTGGTGGCCTTAAGGAACCTATGAGCCTGAATGCGATTAGCCTGGTCGAAGGCGTCCAAGTCCCGATCACGACGCCTGCGGCCCAATACACGTGCCCCGTCAACAGCAAGGTTATCGTGCGGCACGTGGTGTTCTGCAATACGGCGGTGGGAGCGGCGAAGCTGACGGCGGAAGTGGTGCCCAGCGGGGGCAGCGCGGGGAACGCAGCGATTGTGATCGACGCGCTTTCGATTGCCGCTGGAGCCTCTTACGTATCCCCTGAACTCTCGGGCGTCGTGCTCAATGCCGGAGATTCGATTCAGTGCTTTTCCGATACAGCCACGGCCATCAGTATGAACGCCAGCGGGATACAGCAGACGTGAACGACGCAGCCCTACCTACCCTTGAGAACATCAAGGGTCTGCAGGCGGCGATGGCGAAGCTGCCGCAAGTAAAGCTTGAGACCAAGCACTACTTTGCCGATGGCATGTATGCGCGCGAGCTGTTCAGGCCAGCGGGCACGACCATTGTCGGAAAGGTGCACAAAAAAGAGCACTTCTACATCGTGATGTACGGCGATCTAGTGATCGCTGGTGATGGCTATAAGCGCGAGGTGTCTGGGCCTGCGATCTTCGTCAGCGAGCCGGGGACTAAGCGGGCGGTTTATGCAAGGACGGATGCTCTGTGCGTCACGGTTCATCGGGTGAGTTCCACGGACCTTGATGAGATAGAGCGAGAAGTGGTCGAGGAAGATAAGACAGCGCTATTCAATGCGAGGAACGAACTCAAATTCGATCCGGTTAAATTCCGCGCTTTGACTCAGAAGATCATTGCCGGAGAGAAGCCAGGATTCTGGAGCGATTGGACCACAGAGCAGCAAGAGCTTTACACGGCTGGCAATTGGAACGCTTTTTCAACCTCCCGCGGCTATAGCAGCGAATCGATTGCCGAGTATCAGCAATGGCTCGACATGATCAAGGTCGCTTTGAACGCGGGCATCAATCCTTATTCCTACACGATCGATCTGGCGACGAAGGCGGCATTAGCCAACATGGCTCGCGCCGGTAGTCACGAGATTCTCAAGTCATCGCACGCACCTTTTACATCGCGGGAGAATGATCCATGAGCTGGGTTGGTATAGCTGTCGCGGGAGCTTCCGTAATAGGCAGCGTTGTGTCCTCAAGCAACGCATCGAGTGCTGCGAATGCGCAGACCAATGCTGCGAATCAGGCCAATTCTACGCAACAGGGCATGTTTAACACCACGAACGCCAATCAAGCGCCGTGGCGACAGGCTGGCGGGCAGGCGGTTAATGCGCTCTCGCAGTACTATGGCCTTGGCGGTGTCAATGTGCCAGGCCAGACGGGACCGTCAGGAGTCGCGAACTATGCTCAGACTCTCTCCAAACTCCCAGGCTATCAATTTCAGATGGATCAGGGGACTCTGGCGACTCAAAGAGATCTATCGGCAAGGGGATTATTGCAATCGGGAGCCGCAGGAAAAGAACTCACTACCTTCGGGCAGGGACTGGCCAGTAACTATGCCCAACAGTATACGAGCGGTTTACAGAGCCTCGCAGGGCTTGGGCAGTCATCGGTGCAGGCCACCGGACAGGCTGGCACCGCTGCGGCTAATCAGATCGGAAGCAACCAGATCTACGCCGGCAATGCCCAGGCCACCGGCTACGCGAATCAGTCGCAGGCGATCAATAGCGGACTCTCGGGCATCGCCAGCGGGGTGGGCTATTACAATTCCCCGCAATACTCCAATCCGTACATGGACCAGTCGGCGATGAACACTTATCAGAACAACATCGGCGGCAGTGGACTCATGAATGCAGGAGGCGGGTACATGTACAACACGCCCGGTCTCAACTAAGTGGCTGATTTCGTCGCCCCCTCCCCTTCCTTCGCCCCGCCTCCCGACGTCCTGGGCTCCTACCTTCGCGGCCAGATGGCGCCGATCCAGCAGCAGGCCGCGATCCAACAGATCACGCAAAGCCAGCAGGAGGTTGCGCAAAGCCGACAGATGATGAGTCAGCAGTCGCAGACCTTCCCGATAGGGCTGGAACAGGCGAAACTTGCATTGCAGGGCTCGCAGCTACAGCGCAAAGTCGTTTTGAACGATCCCGGCGTACAGCAGGCGCTCGGGCAGGGCGCACAGAGCGCGCAGCCAGGCGCAGGCGGTATCCAGAACGATCCGCAGGCGGCGGCCGGTTCAGGTCAATCCGGATTCAACGGCACCATTGGCGGATACAAGCCCAATACGATGATGGCTCTTGCCATGCTCGGCGGCGGCGATCCGCTCAAGACGGCAGAGGGCGTTCAGAATTATCAACTGACGCAGAACAAGATGCGCGCGGCTGGTCCGATGGCTCTCATGGAGACGGGCGCTTCGAGCCCGGTAGCTGATCAACTGATTCGCAACCCCCAGAATACCGACTTCCAGCAGATGTGGATGCAAGTTGCGCCGAAACTTAATCTCGATCCCTTCCGTGACCTAACCGCGCTCAACGCCCGGCGTGCCTTCACCATGGCCTATAACGGCATTGGTGCACAGGCGGGCGGCACTGCTGCCGGGTTTACGCCAAAGCCAGATCCGTCAATGGAGCAGAACGTCAGTGGTCCCTACGGCCAGCAGCTTCAGCGTGATCCAGTGACGGGCAAGCTCACCCAAGTCGCAGGCCGCGAGGTGCCTAGTGGTTCTGTCCAGCAAACCACGGATCTAACAGGCAAACGCACTGGCGTTCTTGTTCCCACTGGCGGCATGGATGCACAGGGGCGGCCGCTCGCAATGAGCGGCGGCAAAGTGGATCTAGGCATGGAGCCGCCTACCGATGCCATGATCAATTCTGCCGGTTTTGCCGCGCAGATGCGATCTAGCTTTGCGACCATGCAACAGCTTGAGACACCGACCTCAACGCATAAGGGATTTGTTCTACCTAGCCAGGACCGATCTCTACTCATCAATGCCGCAGGCAGTAATGATACTGGACTATTTATGGAAACTGCCCATCAGCTTCTTGAGAAATATGCGACCAACCCCGATGCGCAGACTTATATCTCCGCAGCGATTCCGGCGATTGCGGCGGCGAGTTACGATGAAGCAGGTACACGGCTGAATCCTGCAAAGATCAAAATTGCAATCAGCAGCTTGCTACCGCGGGATCTCGATAACAAGGCTGACTTGGCTGTGGTCTATCAGACCCGAACCAATATGTTCAACAAGGCGCTGACTGGCGCGCAAAGGGCGGTCGGTTTGCCGAAATACAAAAACACACTTGGCGTTGATGCCCAGGCGCCAGACAATCCTTCTAGCGGCCAAGGCACTGCGCCCCCTGCCGCGCTTCAATATTTGACGCAGCATCCCGAGAAGGCGCAGCAGTTTAAAGCCAAGTACGGGTATCTGCCGGGTGGCTAACGACTTCGATCAGTTCGACGCGCCGCAAGCGAACGACTTCGATCAGTTCGACGCCCCACAGGCCGCCACACCGCCGCCACCGCAGGCATATTCGGCCGGACCGATAACCGCCGCAATGGGGACACCTGACCCCGTCACGCAGTACGTGCACAGCGCCGTGAGCGGCATGGGGCAGAACATTGGCGCCACCAACTCGATGCTCGGTGATCTGGTCCACGGCCGAATAGGCTCCATCTCCCAGGCTGACGCTGCGGTGCAGCAGTACAAGGCGACCCATCCGGCGTACCAGCCGGAGACTCAGGGCGGCCAGGATCTCTCGGCGGTCATGGCGAGTAATTACAACCCGCTGAACTGGCCTGGGGTGGCGACTAAATACGCCGGAAAGGGCATCACCGCCCTTGCTGATCAGTGGCGAGTGCCGAGCCAGTATTCCACGATCGCCGGCACCGCCGGAGAGGCTGCTGGCAACGTCGCCATCGGCGCCTATGGGGCAGTCAAGGCTCTCGGTTTGGGCGCTCCAGGAGCAGCAGGGGCGCCCGAGAGCGCCGCTGCTACGGCGCGTGGCGCGCGTATAGAGCCTACGTTGGAGCCTGGAGAGGTCCGAGCGCCTTATAGCGAGGTTGGGGACGCGCAGGAATTGCCACCGCAGAGCGCCGCGATCCAACAGGCTGTGCAACAAAGGGCCGCTATTGCGCAACAGCAGGGGCGCCCGTTGACCACTGCGGAGCAGACTGGCTTCGCGCGTCATACTGAGGCTGCAAGTTTGCCGGTGCCGATGACAGCTCAGAACGGGACCGGGCTGA